CTGATAAAAAGCGTATCAAAGACTGTATGGATGAAATCAGCGCCTCGTATCTGCGCCAAGAGTCCGAACGATCATTCGTGAAGGAAGCGTTAATCTCTCTGCAAGATGACGTAGGCATCCCAAAGAAGTACCTAGGTAAAATGGCTCGAATCTACCACAAGCAAAATATGGCTGAGGTAGTATCAGAGATTGAAGAACTTGAAGCCTTGATGGAAACAGTTAGTAGGCCTTAATGAAGTGATGAAAGAAACTTAGGATTTTGGTGAAATATGTATTGCTTTCTTCATCACCCTATGTTATAATAGTGTTATTGCAAACAAAGGAGGATCGATGTCAACAGTCATTTCAACTTTCTATAAAGAATCTTCGTCAGATGCCCGAGCCGATATCGTATTGAACGATGGCACGTACAGCATCGAGTATTACAACGGCAGTGGCGTCAAGCCATTCAAAGTGGAAACTTTTCCAAACAACAGTCTCTTCTATGTGGAATCAGCCGCAGAGAATTGGGTCATGGGTATTAAGACCCTCAACGGATAGGAGGGTAGCAAAATTTTAGATAAACACGACCTACAGGTCTTAAAGAAGTTAAGTGCTGAACATATCATTAATGATATCGCTAGCGAGATTGATCGAGGAGTACCTTACATCGATGCCGTACTAGACTATGCTGAACGCAACGGTCTAGAGGTAGAGATTGTAGGAGAGATTATCAGGCGCTCTCCTGTTTTGAAAGCTAAGATTTACAGAGAGGCAGAAGAACTGAACATGGTCGAAAGACTAGTAAGGCTACCACTATGACATCGACTTCCTTGTACTCAACTAGAGATGCGTTTGACCTCTACAGTTATTACATGGCAATGAAGAGACATTTTACCAGCAGTTATGACTTCGTTAAATACGGCGGTAAAATAAAGTTAAGTGTAGATAGTTTTGAAAATAGGAAAGACAAGTTCTTTTTCTATAAACTGGCCAAGCGTAAGGATTCTAAGAACTTCGTGTTAGCGAATCTCATCAAGAATCCTGATATTTGGATCGGCAACTTGATTGATAGTGAGGATGCAAATACTTGCTACACCGAGTGGTCAAAAAGGCAACAGTCATTGTCTTACATCTTCAAGAGTGATCTTGAGGAACTAGACGATGACTTTAACCAAAACTTTGTGGTTGAAGGTGGACAGTACCCAAAAGTGCTTAAGCTCTACAACTCAAAGAGAATAAGCATTGAGACCCTGGTCATCCTAGATGACTTGACTAATTGCTTTACGTACTGGGACAAGACCATCAATGATACGATAGTTTATCCTAGTATAAATAAAGTTGTCAAGAAGTACAAGCCGTTCGTAGACTATGAAAAGTCTAAGATGCGTCAAATATGTCTTGACAAATACTCCGTTCTATAATACAATAGATACTTCGCAAACCGTAAAATAAGGAAATCGTATATGACTACATCTTTCTCTGCCCTTAAAAAGGCTCGCACATCATCTTTCGACAAGTTGAATTCTCAACTCCAGAAAATGGGTACACAAGCAACCAGTAAAGGCGATGACAAGTTCTGGAAACCAGAAGTTGACAAAGCAGGCAACGGCTACGCTGTACTTCGTTTTCTACCAGCACCTCAGGGCGAAGACATGCCATTTGTCCGCATTTGGGATCACGGCTTTCAAGGCACCGGTGGCTGGTACATCGAAAACTCCCTTACCACTTTAGGTCAAGAAGACCCAGTATCAGAGTATAACTCTAAGCTGTGGAACTCTGGTCATGAAGAAGACAAAGAAGTTGCCCGTAAGCAAAAGCGCCGCTTGAACTACGTTGCTAACGTCTATGTCGTGCAAGACAGTGCTAACCCTACCCGTGAAGGTCAAGTGTTCTTGTACAAGTTTGGTAAGAAAATCTTCGACAAGCTGAATGATGCAATGAACCCTCAGTTCGCTGATGAGGCTCCTATCAACCCATTCGATCTATGGGAAGGCGCTGATTTCAAACTTAAGATCCGTCAAGTTGAAGGCTATCGTAACTACGACAAGTCTGAATTTGCTTCGGTAGCTCCAATTGCCTCTTCAACGGGTGCGTTGAGTGAAGAAGAGATGGAAGCTGTTTGGTCTCAGGAGCATTCTCTGCAAGAGATTGTTGATCCTAAAAACTTCAAGTCCTACAATGAACTGAAAGCCAAGCTTTACAAGGTTCTAGGTCTTGATGGCAGCAAACACGCACCCAATGCCGCTGCCGAGGACAACGATACGGGCATGGATTTTACGCCTAAGTTTAAAGAGCAAAGTGCTCCTAAAGCTAAGTCGGCTCCTGCCCCGGCTCAAGCAATGGAAGAGGATTCTGATGATTCCCTCGACTTTTTCAAGAGCCTAGCTGAAGAGTAATCTTTAGTTATTGTGTGAACGGAAGAGGCGGCAGAGATGTCGCCTTTTCTCATTTAAGCTGACATTCGCACTGGCAAACTATTCGATAGAGCACCAGCGCCACTAGCTTGAAAGACGTTGTACGTAGTAGATGAACCGCCGACGTTGTTAGTGGTATTCACGTTACCGCCCATGTTGTTACTTACCTTAACACCAGCTCCAGTGCCAGTAGAAGTGACGCTTGCCATGCCTGTGATAGCACTGACTCTATCGCTTGCAGAACTTGCAGGAGTGATCGGCGGTACCATAGCAATTCTAGGATCATTTAGCATTGTTGCTCTACCACTGCCTTGTGAGACACTTGCAGGAGTGACACTTGCAGGAGTGATATTAATGCCAGCATCACGCCTAGGATCACCTGGCTCCATTGGCCCTCGCTCTATGAGTGTTCTCTTAAGTGCAGGATCACTCTGAACTGCATTCATATCTGCTTGAGACTTTATTCCAAATGCCGCAGGATCTTTCATCATATCCGATTCAGAGGCTACTGGCTTTGCTGGTGGTCCACCCATTAGTGCATCTGCAATTGATTCAGCAAGATACTCTCCACTTAATGCACCACCAACCCCGCCTACGATACCGCCTAATATGTTACCGATGCCTGATTGACCTACTACCGGTATCATCGTTGCGCCTGCAGTACCTGCTATAGCACCCAGGTAAGCACCACCTATTGTACCAAGTGCTCCAGCGATCTGCTTTCTAATCTCTTGATCTGACGCACCATTGTAGATTGCAAGTGCAGGATCGATCAATGCTGGGATTATGGCCATGGCTGGACCAGCAAACTTAAAGAACTTAGCATATTTAGCCAGTGTTGCGGCTTTGCCTTCTGCCTTGAGTGCTTCCATGATATCATCGATGCTTACAAACTTACCAGTTTTAAGATTGATACGTTGCCCTTTGGAATTTGTGCCAAATCCACTAGGCATCTTTTGAAGCGTCGAAGTGGGTCCTCCCTTTGCCGCTTCGATCTTATAGCTATCGAGTGGAGGATCGATTCTGAATGGCATTCCGCCAGGCGCTTTGCCTTTAGGACCAGTATTAGTAGATGTAGTAGTCGCAGGTGTTGGCGCCGCACCGCTTCCAAGAGGAGCTGTTCCGGTCGGAACAGGAGGTTTTGTTCCCGGCGCACCGGGACCAGTTGTACTAGGAGTTATCGGAGGAACTGTCCCAGTCGGAACGGGAGGTTTTGTACCAGGCGCTCCCGGTGCGCTAGGTGCGGGCGCACCAGGAGTACCGGGGACTATTGGAGGAACTTTAGCTCCTGTAAATGCTCCAGCAACAGCGGCACCTGCCGCTGCTAGTAACATGACGCCAAGTCTCTGAGCTATAAGAGTCAGAACGAGTCCCACTGCAGGAACTAATATCGCTCCCCATCTATTCCAAAATGCAGTATCAATTCCGATAGTAGTGCCGTCGATAATGCCATCTTGGTTCATATCCATTATCGTGCCTAAATGAGATCCTACTCCGGCTAATAGACCTGCAAGACCTCCCCATTTACCGAAAAGTAGCGCACCCCAAATGCCCCATTCAACACCTGTCTTTGCGGCATCTCCAATTACTACTGCTGTTTGTTCATCTGCGCCAGCTTTCTTGAGTCCTTCCTCTACTGCACCTTTCACGTAAGAACCTATGATCGGAGCTAGTAAGGCTGGCACTATTTTCTTTAAAATTCCGCCTAATGTTATTCCACTTAAGGAACCTATTGCGTTAGCTAATAGACCCATTATACCACCAGCGGCATCTTCTTCTTTTCCTTTGACTGAGGGAGTTGTATCAGCTAATCTACTACCACTTGAATTCGATCCATCTTCCTGTGCTACAATGTCACGAATCTTTTCACTCTCAGCCTTTTTAGCCATGTCCTTAGTGAACTTGAACTGATTCGATTGAAGTGATTGAATAGACCTAAGAAATCCTGTCTGTAAAATAAGCTGTTTTTCAATAGACAAGAATACCTGCTCCAGTTTAGGAATGTCAACAAGTGCTCCTTCTGTATTCTCTGTAGCGGTATTCTCTGCCATTTTATTCTACCTTATTATCCGTTGTTATTACTGAAAGCTTCTTTAGCATAGAAGGCAGCAACAATTGCGGCAACAGATACGAAGTATGTTGGTGCCATGTTGCCCAGAATATCAGCGGCTGTTGTTAGCCCCATCCATGTTGCTAGTACTACCGCAAACGGATACAGTAGCATACCGAACAGGGCAAACCATGCCATGTTACGCTGTGCATCTGACTTCTTATCTTCATTCTCTAATCGAACTAGTTTTTGGTCCATGTCAAATTCCTCATCTGTTACTGTTCCGTCACCATTGCCGTCGTACTCTGCGTACTTGCTATCTTTTTGTAATGTTTTTACCATTTTAGGTCCTTATTGATTTGCTTTTTGATTATTTAAATATTCTATTAACATATCAACATACACATCACGTTCGTATGGTATAAGACTTTCAATTTCACTCACTGAGTATTTATGATGTTGAGCCAAAGCGAATATAGTTTTATAATATACTCCTAAGGTAGTATGGCTCAACGTCAGATAAAAAAAGTTTCCGTGCCCTCTAGTATCATGGTCTTCACATTTCCATCTGCATTGATATATTTGACTTCATATCTAAGCACTGGAATAGTCTCGAAGAATGTCTTCAGGTCTTGTATAACTTTACCAGGAAACGATTCGACGAATGCCTTAATCTCTTCTTTAGTAGAGTCTTCGAATCTATTTACAGTATCTCCGTCTACCACACAATCGATACAGGCAATCATAATATCGAATAGAGTATTGACTTCATTGCCCCTGTAGTCTTTGAATAGAGCAATCTCATCTAATCGAGGGTACCGCATAATTAAGCGCATCTCGTCGCTTACATTAATTTCTTTTGAGTGTCTTTCATCAGTAGTCAGTTTGATATCATCAATATTTAATTCAATCTCAACTGGTTGCTGAGTATCAGGGTCTGTGATATTG